ATGAAAAAATCGGTTTATAAAGCAAGTGGTTTATGGAACCAACAATCTTTCATAACTCTTTTTGTCGCAACAAGCGAAAAAGATGTGCTTTCAACAATAGCATTTTTGGCAAATTTAGGTGGCGCTAGGGTCGATGAGCTATCTATTGAACGTTTTTGTTCCGTGCATTAGTGTAGTTAAAATGAAGAAACGGGACTAATGGCAAAAGCCGCATAACGTAAAATAGAAAAACGCAAACGACAAAAGGAATTAGGTGTGACTAAGATAGAGTTATTTCTTGGTGAACAGGGATTAGAGATTCTCCCAAGAAAGTGCGTAATATGTAGGTCAGGCAGGGAGCAGTACAACGTAGCCAACTATCTTTTTATGTGAGCATTGATGGCTGTTCATTGTGTCCGCTCGGTAGCGCTGAATAAAAAATGTGTAAGGGAGGTAATGATCAGCTACTGATAGTTATTTAAGTGAGGCTCATAAATGCTGGGTAACTCATGGGTGACACGGGCTAAAATTGATGTCACAAAGTCTCACAGATAGTTCAAATTTAACGTGTCACTATTAATTTTGATGGGTATAGAAGATGCACTGTTTTCCTCTTTTTTACCCTTTATTTTTTCACTTGAAATTTATTGATTAAAAATCAATGTGTTAAGAATCACTGAAATATAGAAGGTATTTTTCATAAAATCAGATGTAATTTATTGTTGAACATGGTTTTTTTCATGATAATTTATAGTTCACTGCCGTATAGGCAGCTTAGAAATGTTGCTGGTTCAGGATGAATTTTATCGGCATGTTCACTGCCGTATAGGCAGCTTAGAAATTCTCTATGGTGCCTAGCAATAATCTGTTCCAGTTCACTGCCGTATAGGCAGCTTAGAAATGATACACAAACCATTCGTGATTTAGTGTTGGGTTCACTGCCGTATAGGCAGCTTAGAAACGATAACGGTCATGTTCATGCTGATTTTAAGTGTTCACTGCCGTATAGGCAGCTTAGAAACAGATAGCAGTGCGTGTTTACGTTAAATTCCTTGCTTACTACACCGATAATGATGATGCCCTCCAGTCAGCTACAGATGTTTATTTAGACGGTGTAGCACAAAAACGCGCTCACAATATCCCAGCAACCAAATCCTTTGATGCTTTTGAAATGCCAGACGGTAGCCTACGCCGTGTCGCTAAATCAATTAGCTTTGCAAAAATGGATGATCTAGCCTTTGGCGAACTCTACAAATCAACTCTCGATGTGCTCTGGAACTTCATTCTATTCCGTAAATTTCCCACCCAACAAGCTGCTGAAAATGCAGCTGGCCAGCTATTGGATTTTACCTAGAGGCAAGACCAATGATCCAAAAATCGAAGATCAAAGAAGAGAAGCAGTGGTTATCAGATGTAGCCGAACTTGGCTGTGTTTGTTGTAGAAACATGGGATATGGGGCAACTCCTGCGGAAATCCATCATACACGAACAGGGCAGGGTATGGCGCAACGAGCTAGCCATAAAGATGTATTGCCGTTATGCCCGCCTCACCACCGTGCTAGCTATGATACCGGCTTTCATGCGGCTCCAAAAATATGGCAAGAAATTCACGGTACCGAGATCGAACTACTTGAGCAAACCAAAAGAGAAGTTATGGAGCTGCGCGCATGTCGTATCTGATAGCCATTAAAAAATATTGTTGATGTGTAATAGGTGGTGAACCAATGAAACTCGAAAATACACTTAAAAACTTTCACCCTAAGTCACCTACATTCGGTAATGTAGCAGGTTGTACATCTCCTGACCGAATAACGGGAACAGATATCATGGCAGCTATGGGGATGACTGAATCACAAGCTAAGTTCGGTATGACAGCCTTTCTAGCGAAGAATGATATCAGCGAAGAAGATAAATTTTCTACAGTAGAGGCGCTGACCCAATATGCACTTAAAGTAGCACCTAAACTAGTTCGTAAAGCCGCGGGTAAGGAATTGGGTTGTTGCTTAATTATTCTGGCCAAGATGGCATTTGAAGATTATGCCCGTTCAGCGGGGTCGGTTTGTCAGTGTTCAGCGTGTAGTGGTAAAGGGATGATTGATAAAAAAGTCATCACAACAAAGTACTCTACAAGGGAGGCTATTTTTCCGTCATTCTCCAAGAGCCAACCCAAGCGATATACCAATACGGAACGCGATGTCGTGGAAACTGAAAAAGTGATTTGTGAATCATGCAATGGTAAAGGCCAATTAACACATCGCTGCCGTTGTAAAGGGAGGGGTAAGGTACTTGATGAAGAACAAACAAAATTACAAGGCGCCCCCGTATTTAAAGATTGTCCTCGCTGTGAAGGTAGAGGTTTCAGCCGTGTGCCGTCGTCAGTAGCATTTAATGCAATAAAGCATTTAGTACCAGACCTTAACGAAAGAACGTGGCGTAGAAATTGGAAGCCATTCTATGAAAAGTTGACGAATAAGTGTTTTATTGAAGAGAGTGCCGCAGAGCAAGCATTTAGCAAGGTAATTAAATGAACTGATCAAATAAACAGTAAAGTTTGCATTTTGTCCGGAACTGACTTATTATTTTCTAATAATGGACATTCTATACCTAGTCGCATTAAACCAATTCAAGACCTCGCAATTGCGGGGTTTTTTATATACACACTCTTCATTTTGGAGAGTTGTGTGATTAGGGACACCAGATATCCGTCGACCAAAACATCATCTAATGTCCTTTTCTTTTAATCCACTTCAATTCAATCTGATATGTTAAGAGAAACGAATGGCATTCGCTCCGTTCAGCCAAGAAAATAAGCACACTGATGCAATGATTATAATTCCCAGAAATAGTTTTAATGTCATTGTTGCGAGCGACTCACTTCGAGCACCTCTCATGAAATAAAAAGCTATGATAGGTAATATAAATCCTAAAGTAGACATCCAAGTTAAAAAGCGTTCCAAGTCATGATACATAGTGAATTCCATTTAAGTTAGGTTTCTATGTTCTATCATGCATCAACACAAATTCCAACGTGTAAGTAACCCTTACAAGTTCAATTCTCCGGAATTTCCGGATAGTTCATGTAACTTAAGCATTTGAAAACATTATCGTACGTAAAACTATTAAGTTAAATTTCACATATGCGGTTATTCCGAACAACTGAATCCCTTGCTATAAGGTTACGGTAGCGCGTAACAGTCCGGCTGAACTAAATCAGCCCTTTATTCCAGTAGTCATAGTTTCCACATTTGCCCTATTATTTTTGTTCATAACAACTGAACCTCTTGGGCTGTATCGAATTCCTTCGAAAATGATGCAGCCAGTTTTTACCCATTTATTGACTTGTTGTCTAAATACATTATTGGCCCTTGCAAACTCTGATTTATTTCCGCCAAAATATTTGTTGATAAAGTCCTCTATCTTCATTTTAGCTCTCAAATACAATAATCTATCTCTGGGTACCCAACAAAGGAGATAGAAATGTTTGTAGATAGTAATTTAGTCCCAGATCCAGATAACAAAGGATGGGTTTTGGGTTGGGGAGTAGTTAAGTATGCACCATGGCATTTAAGTGGTGTTTATGCAACTGAAGAGCAGGCGAAACAGCAAGTTGAGCTATTAGGCGCAGACTATGAGGTGCATTATGGATCTCATAAATTGCAAAGTGATGATTTTATTTGGGGTGCAGTTTCTTAGATAAAACGCTCAAATAACTTTATTTCAAATATCAGGTCACTTCGGTGGCCTTTTTTTATTCACTAAATTCGGGCACTCCGTAGGGGGTGAAATCATGCGTATGGATAAATATAGCAACGCAGCCTACGGTAGTGCTGGGCTCACAGCATTCTTTGCAAGCTTATCGCTTTATGAGTGGGGCTTTATTATCGGGATGGCGTTTAGCATCATCCTTGGTCTCGCTACTTTCTTTATGAATAGGCGAGAACAGAGAAAGCGAACTCGATTATTTGAAGAACTGGTTAACAAAACCGACCCTCTAAACCCGTCAGCTACTGCTCGAAAAGCCGCCGAACTTATGGCGAAAGCACCAAAGGATATCTAATGTCACTCAAACAAAAATTAACTGTGCTTGTTGGTGCAGGGGCTTCGGCTATCGCGTTAACAGTGATTGCGTATTTTGAAGGTGTTAGGTATGAGCCGTATGAAGATGTGGGTGGGGTTTTAACAGTTTGCTATGGGCATACAGGAAAGGACATTGTTCCCAACAAAGTTTATTCAAAAGAAGAATGCAATGAGCTGTTAGAGCTTGATTTTATGAGAACTAAACTTCAGGTAGATCGCCTAGTTAAAGTTCCTGTAAGTGAACATACCAAAGCCGCACTGTATTCATTTGCATTTAATGTTGGTACTGGCGCATTCGCTAAGTCAACGATGCTTAAAAAGCTAAATGCAGGTGATCAATACGGAGCTTGTGAAGAGTTAAAAAAATGGGTTTATGCTGGTGGAAAGGTATGGCGTGGACTTGTAAACCGTCGAGAAGCGGAGGCTGCTATATGTCATGGAAACCTATAGTAGCTGTAATTTTCTTTATGCTACTCGCGATATCAATTATTGCTTTTGGCGCTTACCGTATGACAGATAACACATGCGGCATTGATAAGGCTAGCTTAGAAAAGCGTTGTCAAAAAGCTATCGACCATTATAAGGGCAGGCAAGTTAATTATGAAATTCGATAAATCATTCTGGCTATTCATTATGGTTGTAGGAATGGGCTGGTGGGTTGTTACTGTTCACGATAGCAACAAGCTACTGAAAAAAGAAAATGCTGAATTGATTGATAGTATTCAAAACTACGAAAAGCGCATTAACTCCCTTCACGAACTCGACACTAAACATACCCAAGAGCTAACAAATGCAAAAGCTGAAATTGATAAGTTGCGTATTGCTGCTGAGCGCAATCCTGAGCGGGTGTACATCAAAGCCAGTTGTAAAAAAGCCGAGGGCACTACCGCCACCGGCTTGGATGATGCAATCACCGCCAGACCTACTGACACCGCTATCCGAAATTATTGGTTACTCAGAGAGCGAATTGCAGAGTCAGAGCAGATGATTTTTGGCTTACAGGATTACATTAAATTAGAATGCAATATTTAATAAATCTAGATAGCTTTAAAAGTAAATGGTTGCGCAATATTTCCAGTCATTACGACACAAAAAACAGCAATAGCAGTAGATGGAATGTTAGAATCCTCAGCAAGAGATTCAAAAGCTAAAGTTATAGTTTCCTTTACATTTTTTTTCCTAGCATCATCATTGAGACCGGATGCTTCAATTTCTCCAATGATGGTAGTATCAACATGAATATCTTTGCCAACGTTATAAAAAGCATCTTGTTCTGATAAATGCTTTTCTATTTTAGACCTAAAAGAGTCTATTTGAGATTCGTAACGGGAATTGAGTACATTAACGTTATATGACAGACAAAACGGTGTGTTCATAAAATATTTCCTTGGTTAAGTTAAATAAAAAAAACAGCCTAAGCTGGCTCATTGATGATAGGTGAATTAGTCTCCTAGCACAGTTTTACTTAATTGGGGCTACATGCTAGTAGTTAAAGGTTAGTGCGTTAATTTAGTTCAAAAATAAGACATAGATCACTATTTTATGTTGTTAGTGAGATGTAGGAGATAAACACGATGGCTAAACCGGATTGGGGGACGCTACAACAACAGTTCCTCGCCGCTCATGCCGAATCAGGAATATCCCCGAAAGAGTGGTGCGAAGAACAAGGGTTAAAATACTCAACTGCTAAGCGCTACATTAAGATTGCGAATGGTGGTGCGAATTCGCAAAAAAAAAGTGCGAATAAGACTGCGAATTCGCAGAAGAAAAAATGCGTAAAAGAGCCAGTGCGCAAAAGTGATATACCAACTGCGCAGAGTAGAGAACAAGATAGTGCGCACGATGATGAAAATACCTTTGATGTGCGCAACTACGGGCTTAATGACTCACAAGTCAAATTCGTTAACGAGTATCTTATCGACTTAAATCGAGCTGCTGCATATAAGCGAGCCGGTTATAAAGGCGAAGGCAATACAGCTTATGTAAATGCTACTCGAATGCTAAGAAATGCTAAGGTTTCAAGAGCAATCGCGGACGCGCTAGCAGAGCGAGAACGCAGAACCGAGATAACCCAAGATGCTGTATTAAAAATGTGGTGGGATATTGCGACCGCAGACGTTAATGAACTAACTGAATATCGTCGATTGTGTTGTCGTCATTGTTGGGGTTTTGGATTTAATTATCAGTGGCGCGATGCGATAGAGTTTGGAGACGCTGTTATTGAGGCTAGGGCTAAAAAGAAAAAGATACCAAATGACAATGGCGGTTACGGTTATGACAATTCGCTTGACCCTAATCCCGATTGCCCTCGATGCAAGGGTTTGGGTATTGGTCGTGCGCATTTTCATGATACGCGAGATTTAACCGGCTCAGCTCGTCGTTTATTTGCTGGCGTGAAAGAGGGTAAATTTGGTGTCGAGGTGATCACTCGTAATCAAGATGATGCGCTTAAGATGGTTGCACAGCATTTAGGGATGGTTAAGAACAAGACTGAGATAACCGGTGCTGATGGTGGACCTATTCAATCAACAGGTATCGATTTAAGTCACTTGAGTTTTGAGCAACTTATGCAATTGAGAGCAAAGTCAAAGCAGTAAGATTTTTGGCATTATGATATAAAGGCATAGTTAAATATTGGATTGAGCAGGTAGGGAACATGTCTAAATATCGATTTTATGCATTGTATTTATTTTCTGTTCTTTTTTTGGGTGGGTTATTTATGAATCAATCTGTTGCCAAGTTTAATGAGTCACCTGAAATTTTGGTTAGACAGTTTCAACAGGATTACATGGAATGATCAGGCATTTAGTCTTAGAGACTCTAAGCCTAACGAGTATATGGATTTAGCGGGTAAAGCGTGGCGTACACTATTAACTAAATATACATTACCTGATTTTGTAGGAGAGCCTATTGCATTTGGCTCTGAATCAAGCCATGACCCCAACAAAGAGAAAATATTGTCAGTAAAGAACACTAACAATATTGCCGTTGTCACAACGCAATATCTAGTACCAGATGGTTATTCACCTATTCATGAATATCATTTAATTTTTCAGGATGGTCGGTGGTATTTAACGCAGGTTTATTTAGCTGACGAGGGCCAATTATATCCTGGGCTATAAGCAGGATAATTATGTCAATTATCATTCTATTTAACATAATGGCTCTTACATTTTGGGTGTAGATAAGACCCATTATGTCAAATTAGTTACTTTTGAATAGAATATTCCATTTGCCTTGTAGAAAAAGAGACGCCTTGTTTTTCTGCTTTATTAGACCAATAGTTTGCCATCTTTTTATCTTTGGGAACCACAAAACCTCGGTCATAAAATATTGATAAAGCTAGTTGTGCTTCAGGAAAGCCAGCCTCAGCAGACTTGCGAATGTAACGTTCTGCTATGATAGCGTCTTGATCAACACCTTTACCATGTAAGAAAAGAGTGCCTAAACCATAGTATGCTTCAGCTGAGTTTCTCTTGATTGCTAGTTCGTAATAATTAAAAGCTTTTTGGTAGTCATGTGGGTAGTTCTTACTGTAGTGGTATATATAACCAAGCTTCTCTAATGCTTTTAGAGAACCCAAATCTGCGGCTTTTTCAAATGCTTTAATTGCTGCGGTCATATTAACATCTGTCCCGATACCAAATTCATAAGCGCCACCGAGCAAGTAGTAAGATTCCGGTGTTCCTTCAATAGCAGTTTGCAAGCTAACAACTGTAAATGCGACGAGGCCGGAGCCATAAGTCCCATCGTAGTTGAATGGTTTGGAGTGAGCGAACGGAATGGTAAAACAATATGATATTATTAGCGAAAGAGCGAGTTTGTTCATCGTAATTTATTTCCTTATAAGATTATATTTATTCTATCTAACTTAAGTGATATTTTTAAGCTTATCAATCGATTTTAACTAATTATGGGTGCTTGATTTGCAGTGCGTAATGACGATAAGAAATTTACTATGCCAATCCCATTTCCATTTGATTTTAAAAATCCTGGCTATACGCAGGTGTTTGAATGGCGAATGGAGCGATGGAAATCACAGGAGCCAGGCGTTACGGAAAAAAAACGTGATATGGGAATGAGTTGGTTAACTGTAGGATTGGCTTGCACAGTATGTAATTTTAATCGTGGCATCAGCGTAGGTATTGGTAGCTGTAAAGAAGAGTACGTCGATAAAATTGGTGTGCCTAAATCGTTGTTAGAAAAAGCGCGTATTTTTATGTCTTATCTACCGGCTGAATTTTGTTTCGGTTGGGATAGGGCTAAAGACGCACCTCACATGAGAATTAAATTCCCTTATACTTACTCAATCATATCAGATGAGTGTGGTGATGGTATTGTGTGGGGAGATCGTGCGAGTTTTTATATTGTCGATGAAACCGCTTTCCTTGAGCGACCCACTTTAGTAGATGCTTCACTCTCTGCGACAACCAACTCCCGACAAGATATTTCAACCCCTAAATAGTAGCAGAGAAAAGCTGGCGGAATGGAACAATAAATAATAAATTGCATTTAAGCATCAAGTCACGTTGTTGATTCCGGTGCTTACTTTCCATGATTAATTAAGGAACTAAGGTTGATGAAAAGCCGTTATCAGATTCAATTTTCACTATCGAGATTGGAAGTAGAGAAAATACAAAAGCTAATACAACAGCCTGTTGTTATAGATAAAGAAAAAATGCCATACAGGTTATTCACTAAGCTATGGAATATATTTTCAATGATATCGATTGCATTAGGGGGCGTATTATTAATAATTGGATATGACGCTTATTCAGTTTTGGATGAATTTTCTGTTCTTAAAGACTTAGGTTTTTTTTCCTTTTGTGGCTTGATTATCTCATTGATATGTCTGTATATAACATTTCGCATAGAGCAGCGTTACATAGAAAAAAACGAGAAAAAAGAACAAAGTAATCCTGACAGACTAGTTAAGATTAAAATTAATAGGAAATATATAGACAGTATTATGAAAGGTACTCTAATAAGGGTATTTTGGCAAAATATAGAAGAATGCTATATCAAGGAAGAATACATGTTTATTTTTGCTTTTGATGGTGAAGGAGCCGTTATCCCAGCGAGTGCTCTAGCAGATGGTGAATTTCAAGAGTTATATCAGTTTGTTAGGGAGCAGATGGCTAGCCATAAATCCAAATAAAAAGACCGTCAAAGCATAAGCCAAGGTAATATGAGCCTGTTTAGAAATTTGTGTATTTGCCTGATTTTGATATGTTCAATCTAACATCAAAAGCAGGTTGTTTTATGGACGAAAAACAATTATAGGCTCTGGCTAACGAATTGGTCGAAAATCTCAAAACCCTTGAAGATCTCAACCAGTTCGATCGCCTGCTGAAAAAATCAGTATTGAAGCAGCGCTCTATGCTGAAATGACTTACTACATCGGCTATGATAAAAACCAGTCTAGAGTAAGCGTCAGTGCCCGCAACAGCTATTCGACAAAGACAGTTTCTACTGGCGACGGTGCGCACTTTCCGCGATTGTAACGACTCCTTCGAACCGCAATTGGTGAAAAATAGATCGATATGGATAACCAGATCCTGTTGCTGTGCCCAAAGGTATGACCACCCGTGAGGATGCTGTTGCCTTCAAAGAGCGGTATGGCGCCGATGTTTCGCCGGAGATGGCCTCAAAGGTCACTGATGCCGCGATGGAATAGGTTGTTAAATGGCAGAATTGGTCAATTGATACTGTCTATCCCATTGTTTACCTTGACTGTATTTTCCTGAAAGTACAGCAGAACAGCCTCGTCATTAACAAATTCGTATTTCTAGCACTGGGTATCAATATCGAAGGCCAGAAAGAGCTATTAAATATGTGGCAGACCGAAAATGAAGGCACAAAGTTCTGGCTTAATGTGCTGACAGAGCTGAAAAACTGTGGTCTGAATGATATCCCCATTGCGCGTTGACGGGCGGAAAGGCCCCATGCCATGTATCCGCAGGCACGTATCCAGTTGTGTATCACACAT